CGTCTCTTGGCTGCAAGTACTAGTGCTAGTGCTGTTAGGGGTATGTCCTTTAACGTTATATTTTTGGACGAATTCGCGTTTGTTCCGAACAATATTGCTGAGCAGTTTTTCAGTTCTGTCTATCCTACTATATCTTCTGGTAAGTCAACTAAAGTTATTATCATATCTACCCCACACGGTATGAATATGTTCTACAAGCTTTGGCACGATGCAGAGCGTGGAACTAATGAATATACACATACAGAAGTTCACTGGTCTCAGGTTCCTGGTAGGGATGCTGAGTGGAAAGAACAAACTATTAGAAATACATCTGAACAACAGTTCCGAGTTGAGTTTGAATGTGAGTTCCTAGGATCTGTTGACACATTAATCTCAGCATCTAAACTGAGAGTAATGGCTTATGATGATCCTATAAATTCTAGTAAAGGACTTGATGTTTATGAAGACCCTATCCCTGAACATAATTACACAATTACGGTTGATGTGGCAAGAGGCATCGACGGAGATTATTCTGCTTTCTGTGTATTTGATACTACTACAGTTCCTTATAAATTAGTTGCCAAGTATAGAAACAATACAATTAAACCCCTTATCTTCCCAGATATTATTACTGAGGTTGCTAAGGGATATAATGAAGCTTATGTACTCTGTGAGGTTAATGATGTTGGTGCTCAGGTAGCAGACATCATTCAGTACGATTTAGAATATGAAAATTTACTGATGGCTGCAATGCGTGGTAGATCAGGTCAGGTAGTTGGTCAAGGGTTCTCAGGTGGTAAGGTACAACTTGGTGTCAAGATGAGTACCACAGTTAAGAAGGTTGGATGTTCTAACCTGAAAGCATTGATAGAAGATGATAAGGTATTAATTAATGATTACGATACTATAGCAGAACTAACCACCTTCATTCAGAAGGGTCAGTCGTGGCAAGCAGAAGAAGGATGTCACGATGACTTAGCAATGTGTCTGGTTATGTTTGCTTGGTTATCTGTACAGGATTATTTCAAAGAACTTCACGACAATGATGTTCGTAAGAGAATGTATGAGGAGCAGAGAGAAGCAATAGATGCTGATATGGCTCCGTTTGGTTTCATTGTAGATGGTACGGAAGATGAATCATTTGTAGATGGAGAAGGAGATAGATGGCACCTAGATGAATATGGGGACAGAGCATTTATGTGGGAGTACCGCTGAAAAGGTCGTAATCATAAATAATTTGAGACTAATTGATAGAATTTTCAGGAGATTAAACAATGGCATCCACCCAACTTTCACCAGGGGTTGTTGTACTTGAAAAGGATCTCACTACGGTTGCTAACGCAACCCTTGATAATGTTGCGGTGGTAGTAGGTTCCTTTGAAAAAGGTCCAGTCAATAAGATAGTTGATATAACTTCTGAGAAGGAGTTACTATCAGTTTTTGGCAGACCGAACGATTACAACTACGAGTACTGGTATAACGCAGCTCAGTTCCTATTATATGGCGGTACGCTTAAGGTTATCCGAGCCAATTCAACATCGTTGAAGAACGGTATAGATACTGCTCAGACAACATCTACAACTTTCAGTGCTAGTGATACTACATTGACCGTTGCTAGTGCAGCAGATATCGCAGTTAACGATTACCTCTTAATAGACGCTGAAATCGTTAAGGTTACAGTGATAACTTCACTAGACCTAACAGTTCAACGTGGACAGCTATCAACTTCTGCAGTTAGTCACGCTGCCAACTCTGCAATCACATTGATTGAAGATGCTGGTACTTCTACCACAATGAACCAAGGAGGAACCCTTGCTTCTGGTGGAACAACTCTAACCGTTACTTCAGCTGCTGCTTTAGGTATCAGTACAAACGATTACCTCAAGATCGCTGACGAAATTTTACGTGTTAGTGGAATTTCTGGAAACGACTTAACTGTTTCTCGTGGCGAACTATCAACAACCGCTGCTGCTCAGACCGATGGTCAGACAGTTACTAAGTTGACAGTTACTGCTGCTAAGACAACCATCAACGAAGAAACTTCTACTGGTGTTACTGTACCAATCATACGTAACATTGAAGAGTATGAAGCAAACGTTGAGTCTGGTTCTAACGCTTGGAAGTATGGTGCTAGACACCCAGGTACTTACGGTAACTCACTTCGAGTCGTTGTAACAGACGCTGGTCCTGATCAGATTCTATCACTTGCACAACCAACAACTGCTGAGTGGGAGTTCGCTACTACCACAGATGTTTCTTACAGTGCTGCAAACGCAACTGCTAAGATCTATAAGTATACAATCGTTGTAACACTCGACGCTGCTTCAATCGCTGGTGACTTTAGCACTGGTGAATTCTGGAGAGCAGAGACTGATGCAGCATCTCCTGTTGCAATTCCCGTTCAGGGTACTGTAACTGCTTATGATCCTATTACTCGTAAGATTGAACTTGATGTTAACTATTCACTATCTTCAGACGTACTTGAAGTTGGTGATGTAATTGCACTTTGGACACAAGCTTCTGGTGGAGCTAAGACTGGAGACAAAGCAAAGGTTGAGGTTCTTAACCGTCAGTTGCATATCATCAAGGACGCAAACGCAAACAGATTTGAACCAAACTACACCATAGAAGATGATAATGGTGGTGGTTCACCAAACATTAACGTAGCATCTGTACGTTCTGAGTACGATGAGCGTTATTTCGGTGGTTCTCAAAAGTGGGCAAGTGTTGCTCCACGTCCTACCACATCACCTTGGGTACAAGACCGTGGTGGTAAGAACGACCAAATCCACATCATCATACTTGATGGTGACGGAAAACTAACAGGTACTCCTGGATCTGTTCTTGAAAAGTTCCTCTATCTCTCCAAGGCATCCGATGCTAAAGGAGTTCAAGGAGAAACGATTTACTACCGTGATGTTATCAAGAACAATTCACAGTACATCTACTGGGGTTCACACGAGGCTTCCAGTGTATTCGATGTAAACGGTGCTGCTAATGGAGACTGGGGACAGTCTGGAATCGGAACTTCCTTCGATCTTATTAAGCAGACACTTCCAATCAAGACGAACGAGACTCCTCTTGGACGTGAGATCATCGGTACAACAAAAGGTGCAACTACTAAGTACGCTCTACAGGGTGGTACAGATGGTTACTCCTTAGCACGTGGAGAGATCCTCGGTGCATTCGACCTTGTTGCTGACAAGGAAACTATTGATGTTGACTACATCCTAATGGGTCCATCGATGGCTGACACCAGCGACACTGTTGCAAAAGCACAGAAGATCATCGACATCGCTGCAACTCGTAAAGATTGTATGGCATTCGTTTCACCATCACGTCTCGATGTGATTGGACAGAGCGATACCAATGTAATTGTAAACCGTACTATCGATTACTTCGATCAGTTATCTTCTACTTCTTACGCTGTATTTGATAACAACTACAAGTACATTTACGACAAGTATAACGACAAGTATCGTTACATCGCTTGTAACGCTGACCTTGCAGGTCTAACACTAAGCACAACTCTGAACTCAGAAGCTTGGTTCTCACCTGCTGGATTTAACAGAGGTCAGTTACGCAACGCAATTAAACTAGCATACTCTCCTCTCAAGGATCACAGAGACCGTCTCTATGCTGCACGAATCAACCCAGTAGTATCCTTCCCTGGCGAAGGCATCGTACTATTCGGTGACAAGACTGCACTTTCATACCAGTCGGCATTCGATCGTATCAACGTTCGTCGCTTGTTCTTGGTACTTGAGGATGCTATCTCAGAAGCAGCAAAGACACAACTATTCGAATTGAATGACGAGTTCACTCGTGCTTCATTCAAGAATATTGTTGAACCATTCCTACGTAGTGTTCAGTCACGCAGAGGAATAGTTGACTTCTTGGTTGTTTGCGATAGTAGCAACAACCCACCTGAGTCAATTGATCGTGGTGAATTCTTCGCGGAGATCTTCGTGAAGCCCACGAGGTCGATCAATTACATCACTCTTACCTTCACTGCTACTAGAACAGGTTCTAGTTTCGCTGAAGTAACTAACTGATTCAAGAGAACAAATTAAGGAGAACAAAAAATGTCAGAACAACAACCAGGACAGGTAGAACAATCGGCGGTAAGAGCCCCGATTTTCTCCTTCCGTGATCAGGTTAGGGACTTTGCCCGTCCCAATCTGTTCCAATGTGAGATCTATGCACCACCTGTATTACAGGATGGAGTTTCACCCCAGTCTGGTGGTGTAGCAGGATCATCTGCAGAGGGAACAGAGAATAGTGCTGGTGGATCTCAGCTCAACGCATCCGAAGCTTCTGCTTTCGGTACCTTCCTTGTTAAGGCAGCAAACATTCCAGCATCTACTGTTGGAGTAGTTGAAGTTCCTTATCGTGGACGTATGCTCAAGATTGCTGGAGATCGTAACTTTGAACCTTGGACTGTAACCGTACTTAACGACCAGTCATTTAAGTTCAGAGCATTCTTCGAGTCTTGGTCAACAAACATCCAGGCACTACAACAGAACTTCCAGAACTCTAACACCATCGCTGATTATCAAGCAATGGCAAAGGTTAGACAGATGGATAGGAAAGGTAAAATCATTCGTACCTATAGGTTCGAAGGTATTTGGCCATCCAATATTAGTGCTATCGATCTTGACTGGGGCAACAATGATACTCCTGAAGAGTACACTGTTGAGTTCCAAGTTCAGTACTGGACTTACGATACAGACATCAACACTGGAAACAGCGGTAACTAAACCCGCTAAATAGTAGGTCAGACAATCACGAGATAGATGTCACAACTTTTTGGTTATTCTCTTGAACGAGCCAAGAAGGGTCAGACTACTGGCCCTTCTTTCGTGCGTAAAGAGTCAGATGATGCGGCTACGCCAGTCGCAGGGGGTGGGTACTTTGGAACT